AGTTTTAGCAACATATATATTTGTATTGTTTTCTTTTTTAAATAATATATCAACTTCTTTTACTTGTTTTGGAATATCACTTGGAATAAAATTAGTTATCTTTAAATAACGTAAATCATTAACCATACCAAGATTAAAACCTTTAGATGGGTCATATTCAAATGTTTTTGGTAAGAATGCTACTTCTGAAAATGGAGAGAAACAAGAGTATTCACCATTTTTATATTTATATCTATAAGCAAATCTTACAAATTCTTTTTCAAATAATGGATCATCTTGTTTTAAATTAACCTCCCACTGTGTAGCTACTACAGGAGTGTTTTCACTTATTGATAAAATTTTACAAGAGAAAGTAGAAGCTGGATAATTATAACCAGGATTTATTTTTACTCTAATTTGGTATTCATCATCAAATCCATTTGCATCTTCACCAGCGCTTAGTATTAATGTATCACCAGCTTTAAATGTTGGACTATTATTAAATGTTAAAGAAACATTGGTATTTTCTGCTAATGGAGCTTCTGGATTTCCTCCGTCTCCAAAATCAAAATTAACTGTAGATGTTGTAACACCTGTTGCACCTCCTAATGTAACACGTTTAGTATTAGCCATAGTTAATGTTGGTTCAACTTTAGGACTTTGTTTTATTACAACAATATCTTCTTCTGTGAAATTATATAAAGTTCCAGCAAGATTTTTTAATTGAGTATGTGTAGCCCAGTTTGAACTACCATCTTTACAATCTTGTATATTTATAACTTTTGGTTCTGATTGATTATCTGTCCAAAACAACATACCATCAACTAAATTAACACCTGTTATTCTAGCGTTATTAGTTTTTGCAAAGTTTAATATATTACCAGTGTCAAGTAACACAGGTACTACATCTCCTGATAATTGGTCAAATTCAGCTATAGCATCTACAGTGTTACCACATATAAACCAATATATTTTTTCATTTTCAGTGTCGGCAATACTACCAATACATTTTCCACCAGCTACAGAATGAGCACCATGTTGTTGGTTACCCAGAATGTTTTGGGCAGCTCCTACATCATCTCCATCAGATCCGGATACCTGTATATTAAGAGCATCTCTATACTCACCAGGAGGCACGATTCTCTCGTCAAGGTCTTTATTCATTTTCCCCGATGTAAAGGTGTGTTGTATTTCCGGCATGTTTTAGTGTTTTATTGTTTTCGACTTACCTCTCATTACCTGAGCTAGTTCTTCTGATTTTAAGTTAGATAATCTTAATTTAGCTTTTCTTGTTTCAGCGAATTTTTCTCTTTTAAATCTTTGAACTAAATATTCTTGAACATTAATTCTGGTTGATAATATACCGTAAGCTATCCATTTATATACAGCTTCTTCAGCAAATTTATGAACTATCATTTCATCTTCAGTACCTAAACCATCTGATATATACTTTAATATTATTGTTTTACCATTTAAACCAGAACTAAAATGTATTTTACCTCTATAATCATCTATGTAAAATATTCCATTCACCTGAGCATTTTCAGGTTCTAATCCATATCTTTTTCCTTCCGCGGCATCAAAATCTTGAACATCTGTTTTATCAGAATCATCATTACTTACAGCAGAAGAAGATTGGTATCTAGTCCACATGTCAGAATCTCTTGCTTCTAATATATCTCCATTAGCATCAAATAAATAACTATAATCATCACTTTGTAATACAGCTTTTGGATTACTAGTTTTTCTAGCTGGATATAATATTTTCTCTACACCGTTTAAATCACTATAAGCAACTTTAACATAATTAACATAATCATGTGGTAGTTTCATTGTTAATGAAGGTGGAACATCTATTTCTTGTGTTTTAGTAGATTTGAAAGTATCATAACTTAATTCTTGAATTGCTCTTTGAGCATGGAAAGATACATCAGCTCTTTTAACTTTACTTATTATCTTTTCTTCACCAACATATGATATTATAAAGTTATTAATAATATCTCTTAAAGGTATGAACTGATAGTTTCCTAAGTTTTCATTTTCATTAACTTGAGCAAACATTATTTGAACTCCATCAGCTGGAGCTGAATCAAACGTAACAACACCTGTTGCAGCATTGTATGGAGTAGCATCATATAACGTGGTGTTTTGCTCAACACCATCAAAGTATACAGTAAATTCTAATATACTAGCTGGTAGTGGATCAAATGGTAATGTAAATGCTGTTAAAACCCCATTAGCTTCTGTGGTCCAACTGTTGTTATAATACTGTTCTTGTGTTCCTGTGAATAATGGCATATCTTATTATTGTTTTTCTTCTTGAATATTCTGTGCTTCTTCTTGAGCAGCAATTTGATATACTTGTGGATCTTTAATTTCAATACCAGCAAGTTCTAATATTTTTATAACTAATTCACTTTCTTCTGAATCATGTAATTCAAAGTGAGTAGTTGTGTTTGCATTATATAGAGCAGCTCCATTAGTTGAATTAACTACATATCCCCATGCTACTTGAGCAGGGTTAGCTATATAGTTACATACTATATCTGCTGTTACAGTTATAGTAGGATAAGTTTGGAAAGTTAGTTCTGTTAAGTTTACGTAACACGGACGTTCTAATGTAGGTTGTGTTAATGCGGAGTTTAATATATGATGTGCGTCGTTTTGATTTATTTTTTCTATTTCAACGTATCCACTGTGATTTGGATAAGCGGTTCCAGCAAGTGTAGCGTTTTTATAATATAATTCACCCATTCTATAATGTCCTGGAAGAGTACCAACTCCACCAGCGGTTAACGCTGTTATATTTTGTCTGTATCTTTCGAATACATCTATTTTTTCTTTTATAAGATCAACCATATCAGAGTAAGTGGAATCATTTCCAGGTTGTTTCATGAATAGGTTTAGATCATAAAAATATTGCTCAAAAATATCCATTTGAGCTTGATTAGCATATAGATTGAATTCTTGAGGTGTTACATAACCTCTTTGTTCTTTATTAGCTATTGCTAAAACTCTTTGATAAACTGTATCTATATTAACCATATTTCTTTATTTATAGTAAGTAACCACTCCATAGAAGCGGTTACCTCTATAAGTGTTAAATTATTTTAACTTTTTTTCAATTGTTGATAGGACTTCTAATCCTTCGTCAGTTTTTAACCATGCAGCAAGAGCTGAATAAGGATGTTCTTCATATGGAACTGTCATAAGTTTTCTACCGTTCTTCCATGTGAATTTTCTATTATCTTGTGATAATATTATAATTCCAGATTCTACGGCTTTAATTCCAATGTTTCTTAGTTGAACATTATCGTCTCCAACTAATTCTAAGAACATATCAGGTCTCTTTTTAGCAAGTACTAAAGCGTCTCTTTTTATTTCTTTAGATGACATTTTAGATATTTTATTACCAACTTCAACCCTCATTATAGCTTCTAATTCATCTATACCTAATCCTTTAGCAGCTGTTAAAGCTTCGTATTCTAATTCAATTCTATCGAGTTGATTAGCGGCTCTTTTAACTGGTTGCCATTCATAATATAGTTTATCCTTATTAGGATGTAAAGCTAAAAACTTTTGTAGATTTTGTTTGTCCTTAGGGACAACTAATCTACCATTTCTAAATACAATATGACCTAAAGTTGAAACACCTCTTTGTTCGTCTTTAAAAGGTGAATGCTGATTAGTAGCATATCGTAACTCTCTTTGATGTCCGACGCTATCGTCAAACCAAAGTAGAGGTTTTCTTCTTGAGTGTCTTGATTGTAATGTTACTACAGGAGGTTGATTTTCTCCAGATAATAAATACACTCTTTCTTTATACTCTTGTGTTTCAAGAGATTTTACTTTGTTTTCCATGATATAATATAATTAAAAAGGTTATTAAAAATAAAGGTGGAGGGTGCCGAAGCACCCTTACCTTTAAATATTTGATATTATTGTTTCAATAATACGAAGTTATTCGCAGCTTGAACACATAAACATCTTTCTGATAGGAAGTTTACAACCATCTCATCAGCGTCACTAGTATAGCTACCACCAACTGATCCAGTAATCCAAGATTTGAATTTTCTGTCATCAGCTTCAGAAGCTCTATATCTTACGTGTAAAAACGGTCTAGATATATTTTTACCAAGTGATTCATCATAAACAGTTGAAGTTCCAGCAGGAACTATAACTCCTTCAACGTCACTCATCAATCCTCTTGTTACAGAGTCATTTAAGTATTTCCAATCAGTTTTGTAGAAGTCATAAGAACCTCTTCTGAAACCAGAAAAACCTAAATTAAGTGCCATATCTTCTTCGTTGTTAAATACACCGTAAGAAGAACCACCTACTCCATAATTGTTTTGAGCAGCTAACATATTGTCGATTTCTAAAGAAGTAGCTCTACCTAAGAACATCATGTTCTCTTCAATAGCTCCTTGTTTATCCAATTCTTGAAGAATTGTATCGAATTCTGTTAAACCTGTGTGAGCGCCAGCAGCAACTTGATCTGTAACACCAGAAGTGTCAACAATATCAAAGTCGGTACCAGTCCATACTAATCCTCTAGCATCAAGAGCAGAGAATAATCCTTGAGTACCACCGACAGCATAGTTGCCAGTTCCTTGGAATGTATGACCTGTAGGCATGCTTACTTGCTCACCTTCAATCATTACCATTTCCATTTGGTCTTCAAATCTTAATCTTGCTTCGTGCTCAGATTTTAAGTACCATAAATATCCGTTAGCTCCGTTTTCAGTAGTAACTTCAACCCAACCGATTTGAGCAGTATCAGAACCAGCGATTCTGTATCTGTCTCTTAAAATAGCAGGTCTGTTACTAAATTGAGTAAACTTAGCATCTAAAGATCCAGCAATGTTAGCTGATCCTTTGATATATTCAGTACCGTATACGAAGATTTTTACATCTTCAGCGTTATCGAAATTAACGCCACCAGTGTTTGCACCAGCGTCATTGTTTCCAGATAATCTCCTTTGTGTGTAAGGAGCAACAGTAATATTAGCAGTACCGCCGTTAGCAACTACTAAACATTTTAAAACTTTAGTTCCAGCTAAGTTAGAAACTACGATAGTATCGTGGTCTTTGATTAAGCTAGCACCATCAGATTCAACAGGTATAGTAATTGAATTACCGTCAGCGTTGTTAATATTAGCAGACTCACCGCTTACTCCATCGTCGTAAGCTACGTGTAATCTACCTTGTTCTGACCAAATTACTTGGTCTGATGCCATAGGCATCTCAGCACCTACCATCTTAAGGAATCCAGAGATAGTTCTTTTTCCGTATCTCTCTACTTCCTTTTCATAAATTTCTGGCAAGAATTGCTGTGCGAATGTTCCACCACCTGAAGCTGAATCAAATGATAAATAGTTATCATTGTAAACATCTTGTGCAGGACGTGGAGTTAAATGGTTCAAATATGAACCAGAACTTGCAAAAGGCATAATTTTTAATTTTTAATTGTTAAACTTTATTTACGTAATTTAACTCTAAGCTTTCTTGAATTATCTCCTGCTATTGCTCTTACCTTTAATCCCCCAGCTTCAATTGTTTCAGAGTGTGATTGCCTTGGATCCATACTTACGTTTTTCGCCTTAGCAACACTTTCTTTAACAGCATCTGCTTTACCTTGTTCATAAAAGTGATTTGCAATAACATCAGGGTTCATAGCCGTGAATAAAGATTTATGATAACCTGCAGCATCACTAATTTCATTTTTATCGTTCGTAAACTTTTTAACAAAATTATTAATATCGCTTTGATTAGTTTTTACTTTACTTGGGTCTTTAACATTTAATCTAAACTTTTTCTCTCCGATGTTATATTCAAAACCTTTGAATTGATCGCCGAAAACTTCACTAGTTTTCTTATTAAAAAGATTGATTCTATGCTCCTGAACCTTTTTGACTTCAGATTGCTCTTTGTTATATCTACCAAAGAATTCCACGGCCTTTTGTTGATCAGAGGTTAACTTAACCCCAGCCTTGATTTCCTCATAGTATTTAGACTTTAACCCGTCTAGGTGGTTTTTAGCGTTCGCAACTTGCTCTTTTAACGCCAATTTTTTTCTACGAACATCTCTTTCCTCGTCAACTTCTTCGTCAACAGAAAATTGATCTTCCATTATAAAACTAATCTCATCATCATCAAGATGTGGTTTAGTTTGTTTGTAATATTCTCTTAGTAGTTGATTTTCATCAAGTTTACTGTAATCTTGATTTAGTTTTACATATTCATCAAGACTTCCACCAGTTTCATTCATAAAGTCTACAACTTTTTGAATATTTTCCGGTAAAGGTTCAGCTGTTTGTTGAGCTTCTTCTATTGCATCTTCTACTTCTTCTTTAAGCTCTTCAACCTTCTCTTCAACTTTTTCCTCAGTTATTTCTTCTAAAACAGGTGTTTCAACATCTTCTTTTACTTCTTCTTTAACCTCTTCTTTTACTTCTTCAATAACTGGAACCTCTTCTTTAACCTCTTCTTTAGGTTCTTCTTTAACTTCAGTTTTACTTAAATCAACTTTAGCAACATCATCTTTTGGTTGCTCTTCTTTTGCTTTAGTTAAATCAACTTTAGCAACATCGGGCGTATCTTTACCTAATTGTTTAGGTTTAGTAGCCTTTTTAGCTTTCGCGGTAACTTTCATATCACCACCTTCGCTTTTTACTTCTTCGGTAGATTCAACTACCTTTTCTTCTTTTTTATTAGCCATAATATAATATTATAAAATTATTAAACAAATTACTTAGGATCAAATTGACCCATATTGATTCCACCACCTAAAACGTCATTACCCGATGACTCAAATCTTTTAGGTGCTTTACCACTATTTCTTTGATCGATTAATTCAGATTGTTGACTAGCTTGTATTCTAGTTCTTTCATCTTTACGATCTTCTTTATATTTTTCTTTTTTATCTACAACTGAAGCCTCCATTTGTTTTAATTGCATGTTTAATTGAAACTCATGGTCCATTAATTCTTTCTTTAATTTAGCTTCCTGCATTAACTCCAAGTTCTTCAACCTTTGTTTACCTTCTTCTAACTGTAACTCAGCTTGAATCAATGCTTGTTGTTTTTCTACTTCAGCTTGAGCAGCTTGTCTTTGTGCCTCAGCATTAGCATTTGCCTGAACCTTCATGTTCTCTTGTTGCATTGCTTGATCCTTTTCAATTTTCTTTTTACGTCTTACTTTAAGAAGTTGATTAGCTAATTTAACATTTTTAATCATTCTTAAATCAACAGCATCTTCTAATTCTATACTTTGTTGAGTTAATGCCATTTGAATATTGTTTTCAAGCAGTTGTTTTTCTTCTTCGTCTGGTTCTAACTCTAAGAAAATACCAAAATCATATAAATGTAAATCATTCATCTCTTCTAATGTACCAACATTATGTGCTCCAATTTGTTGTATGAAAGCATCTTTTGTAGGTGAATACTCTATAATGTCAGATATTCTTAAAGATATACCTTCAGCAATCTCTGCTGTTAAATATAACCCAGCTTGTAATATATGTCTTGTAGCTGTGTTACTATTTGCGGCAGCCATTTTCTGTACTCCAACTAGTGATTTCGCGTCAGGCGTGCTAGCATCTCTTGCTTCATTTAATCCGGTTACATCTCTTATCATCTGTAAGTAATAGTTGTATGTCTG